CCTCAATCGAGTATTGAATTACTTTCTTTGTGGAAGAGAGACAACCGCCCGCCGAAGCTTTCGTTGTCCGTCCTAAGGGCCTCCAAGCCCGGTTTGACTGGTTTTCCTTCCAGAATTAGGTTATTTCCGGTTATTGATTTTCCTTTCAGAGCCACTTACCCGGTGGAGGGGATTCCGTTGGTCGGTGCCTAGATTGAGTTGATGGTGATTAGACCGTTGAGCGTGGAAGCACCAGCTGCATAGTCAAGAGTGACTTGCAAGGCAACCGTGGTTGTGCCGTTACTGGCCACAAACCATGACCCTGATTGTGAAACATCCGCCACACCAGCTGCCTGGGTGGTGAGGATTGAGGGGGCCATGGATGCGCCATTAACTAGGAGAGAGAGAATTTCGGCTGTCAAAGCTGCTGCCGAATTGTGCTCCACAACTGTGCCTGTGATAAGATAGTTGCCAACGGGGAGTGTGATAACACCTACAGTGTTAACAGCTCCTAGGCCGTTGGTAACCACGGTGGCTAACGCCATGGTAGTGGCTACAGTGGTGGCTCCAGCCGGTTCACTTGCACCAGTGCTGCCAAAGACGGCAGACCGGAAGTTGACCGGGGCTTGGGTTGTGGTTTCAAGAACTGGGACCATGAGCTCCACAGAGTACTTGATTCGCAACTCACCAATAACATTGTTGTTGGTGTTGCCTGAAGTGCTGGCATAAAGGGTGCCGACATCATATGTCTTAATGTCGGTGCCTCCAGGTAATGGACCTGGTCTGACGTAAAAGCCGTCAACTAATCGTCGCAAAAGCGCCTGGTTGAGTTTTAGGCAAACATCCTCATAGGGCATTGCATCCTCATGAGGGAAAGTGTCCTCAACCTGAATTTTGGACAAAGGGGCAGGGTCAGAAGCATCCGTGTCAAAGGAAAGGATGACTTTACCAGATTGACCGTTGGTCGCGAAAGCACTAACCTGTGGCTTGTAATAGAATTCTAAAGAAAGGAATCTATACTTTTCAAACAATTGAGCCTGTTTGGAAAGCCAAGGGAAAGTGCCTACTTGACCAGGGTTCAAGGGGAAAGCAGTAGTGGCAAAAGCAGTAGAACCATTCAGGTCCTGTATGTACTCATCTTGCGTCACTATATTACGCATATTCATGCGAGTTGCTCGCCCTGAGGTGAAGTTAACTTTTCCAGAGGAGATAGACATGTTGGTCATGCTCTGAACAAGTCGCTTTCTGCGGGGTTTATTCCTAGGTTTACGCGCAGGAGGAGCGGAATTTGACTTCTGCTGCGGTTTGGGGGTTTGTTGTTTTCTTTGTTGGGCGCTCATAGCGCTACGTTGGGCTAATGTGGACATTTAAATTTCCCTCAGGGAACTCCAAATGGTCAGGTCGTTCATCCGTCCAGGTTTCCGGATCCCATGAGACGGATTCAACAGAAAATGGATGAACATCGAAGTTCCAATTCTTGAGATACTCCTCATATTCAATCTGAGAAGTAACACTAACGCCAAACGCGTGCGCAAATGATAGCCGGGCCTCCTGTGAGATAGGTTGCGGGTCATCCAAGTGCCTGAGTTCTCTTATGTACCGCCACCATTCGCCAGATGTCTGGTCGAATTTTGGGTCGGCACCTCGACTATTGCGGAGTAAGGCCTTCGCATACTCCTCTAGCACTGGAACACCTGAGTTGAGCACTAACTCGCATCGGGCTATTCCTGACAAGTACTCTAGTCGCGTCTTTGGCTTAATTCCAAACCAACGAACGCCGACTAAAGCGCCAGACATAACCTTAAACGGGTTGCGCACAAATTTCCATTTGGTGCCATCATAAATGGGCTTGGACTGGCACCACTCCACGTCGTTCATTGACCGAGCAATGTGTTCAATTTTCAACTCATGTCCGCATTGCAACATCATGGCAGGTAATTTTGCGACTACCAAATCCAAGTCGCAACTTTCTATTATCAGGAGACAGTCGTCTCCGTCATCCATGATATCGAACCAAACATTGAGCTCCTCCATCGCACCGCAAATCATTGCAATCATTTGAACACAATTGCCAAGAGCTGTGTTCATGTCACCACTCATACGTTTTCCGCGAGTTTTGTATCGAAACCCCAACTTAGACCTAACTTTATTATACAACTGCCAAGACAACAGTTGTCTAAAGTAAGGGTCAGGATTAGAATGCAAATAGACGGAGTGTTCTATTTCCAGTGCCTCCAAGGAAACATGTTGGTCAAACCTTGACATGTCTAATGAGAGGATAACTGGGTCAGAAAAGTTTTCCAGTTTGCGTTGCAACAATTCTGCACGCTCAACTTGGTTGAGACCTTTTCCAACAACACGGGTGAAGGATTTGCAATGAGGCGATCTAAGCTTCATTTGATAGAGGAATTGTTCCATGGGCTTAAGGTAACTAGCCAACATGACACAATACTTAGGGGCTCTAAATTGAATCGACCGTGGGTCTGGGTTGATTTTCGTGGGTGCAACTTTCTCACACTTCACAAACTGAGTGACGAATGCATCATCTTCGTCAATACCATTAGTTAACACTTGATCTAATGCATCAAGGTAACGCTTCCGTTTGGATGGGGGATATTTGAGAGCAAATTCCCCAAGCTCTTCTTGAGTTGTCGCCGGCATTGAGCGCTTTATGTAGTCAGCACCCTTTCGCATGAACTTGAGTCCTTCCTTGGTGGGTTGGGGGACTTCTCCACATACCCTATTATGAATGGATATGGCTTGATTGTGGACACAGTCATGATGCGCGAAAGGCACATATACTCCCGGTAAGCTAGGAGCGGCTAAATGGACAATTTGGCGGCGATGTTGGGACCCGTCGTCTTCTGGAACCCGCGTGACTTCGCACCCTCGATCGAGGCTCTTAAGAACCTTGGTTTTGGACAAAGCGCAAAGTGCAGGCAAGACAACCGGGCCTCTTCACTTCTGGGGGAGTGATTTGTAGGAGTGCCCCAATCCAATGAACTGACGGAGTTGGGACAAAAAAGTTGTGGACCGGATAAGTCCACGGGTAGCAAACTCGTGAGCGCGACCTTTCTCAGGTAGTCTGCTTTCAAGCGACGCAATCCATCGCAATTCGACTTCTATCAGGTGGGATAGAGCGGACATGACGGTAAAGATAGCTACCGTGGTTCGAAGTTCAGACCACGATTCTCTTTCTCGTCTGCACCAGGACTCAAGGCGCTGTTTCAACTCCCTGGTTCTCACTTGGTCGTGAGGGGTCAAAAATTGGGTTCGAAATGCGAACGCCAACATGCCAAGGTCGACATTGAAGCTGATTGCGGTCCTTTCCAATGCGCACCGGATGCAAGTCATCTCGGTGGAGAACTCCTCCCGAATGGCGGTGACACCAATGAGGAGGAACATGGAAAAGAAGTACACAAACACTGTGCCGAACCAATAATCACCGAGTACGAGCTCAAGAAAAATGGCTGCGCAAACGGGGACTAGGTACCACAACATTGACATTGGGGCACCATGGCATTGACAAGGAAGTTTAGCACACTCCTCAGAGTCAGTGGGCTCATCCTCACCAGCTTCGTCGTGGGAGCCGGTGGATCCGTCATCCGAGGCGTCCGCATGTGCCGCGATATCCACTTCGGAAACTGGAGCAGTGGCGGCGCCCTCAACCAGGACGTTAGGAGTCACAACCACTTGAGGCTGGGTTGTGACGGGAACGTACTTGGCTTTGGGCCCGCGCTTCTGCTGCTTGGCCTTATTGGCCTGAGGTGCTGCCTTATATGGAGCAGCTTGTTGGGCAAGAAGGGCTGCGGAGCTGACATTGGGAATGTCAATTGACACCTGAGCCAGAACTCCAGGGTTGTCATCCACTCTGTCAGTTAAGAGTGGTTGGCTGGCGTCACTGGTAGTGTCTCTGGGCACGAGCACACTAACAGTAGCACCAACCTGAGGTGCAGGGGCAAACAGCAGGCTTGCCGGCACCGGATCTTCCCAGTTGGTAACGGGCGGGCTGGCCCTCCGAAGGAAATCACTCGGGGGGCTGGCTATATTCTTCTTCGCCACGAAGCCACTGGTTGGTGGAGCAAACTGAACCTTCTTAGAAGGGCCTGCTTTACGGCGATCTTTCTTCGCCTGAGGTGGATTACCAAGGGTATGAATATCCACCACCTCTGCTTGTGGGACTAGAGGTTTTGAAGGTTGTTTAGGCAGTTCCTTTGCTGCCAAAACCACACCAGGTACTAGAACTCCTGTGTGGGGGTGAGCTTGGGCAACGACTTTGGGGGGGGGGTTAGTCTTTCTTCTAACCTGCCCGCCAACAAAGCACGTGCCAGTGGGTAATGACGTAGGCCCTTGGTCGACACCCCAAAACTGCTTGAACTGTTTTGGTAGTCGACGTTTGGCGACGTTGTACCACATGTCCACCTTAGGCTTTGCCTGTGGATCACTCGCTTTGCCATGCGCTGCAGGGGTTCTCCCGATCCCGGCTGCGGATGGCCTCACGCTAATTTTAGCACTCGTATGCGGCGTGGACGCATCCCGGTGTCCTCTAGGGGGGTTTGTTGGTTGTGCTGCCATGTTGCTTTCGCATCTTAAATGGGGTACTCACGAC